AAAGCGCCAATGCTGGGGCAGTTGTTAGTGTAACATCACAACGTGAACTAACACAGTACTTTGGTAACCCAACATTTGCTACAAGTGGCACTTCAATTGTACAAGGAAGTGAGACAAGTGAATACGGTCTACTAGCAGCATATAGCTATTTAGGCCAAGGTGCACGTGCTTATATTGTTCGTGCAGATGTTGACCTAGCAGACTTGGACTCAACAACAACAGCACCGACCGCAGCATATAGCACAACCAATACTTGGTGGATTGACACAGATGCAAGTGCGTATGGAATTCATGCTTACAATTCAACAACAGGCGTATGGGAAAACAAAGTACCAACTGTAGAAGTAATTTCAGGTGCAGCAGGAACAGCACCAGTAGCGGCAGTTGTTGCTGGTGGTCATCATGTAGTAATTTCAACAAGCAGTAACAGTATCGAATACTACAAGGAAAGTGGTAGTGCTTGGGTAACATCAGCAGCAACATTGGCTCCACACTATAATACACCAGCAGCACCAAGTAACGGAGATGTTTGGGTTAAAACAACAAGTCCAGGAAATGGTATTAATCTTGTTATACAGAAATACACAACTGCCGCCGGTTGGACAACAGTAACAGTACAAGGTGTAAGTGACGGAAGCGACAATGCAGACATTACTACATATGTGCCACAAAACGCTTCAAGCGCAACAGCATTGTCAACATCAACGGCTGTAGAAGGAAATATTCTACTAGGTGAAGCAGTAGATCAAATTGATTTACAAAAAGTATCAAGTGCAGGTGCTCCAGAAGCATTAGGCGGAGTAACTACTGCTGGTATTAGTTTACCAACTGCAACTGCCGCAGCAGGCCAAGTTTGGTTTAATAATACACTTAATAGTTTAAGCATATATAAGCAGACTGCTGGCGCATGGGTAGCAGCAACACCAACATATGCAAGTACTGCACCATCTGCACCAAGTGCTGGCGATGTTTGGGTTGATACTACACTAGCAGGGTATAACCAAGCTAATGAACGTGACTATCCAAAGATTTATGTTCGTGATTCAGGAAATGCTAATTGGGTAAAACATACTAACTCAGATCAAACAACTGAGCGTGGTGTTGTATTTGCAAATTACAAAGATGGTTCAGGAACTCCGCTATCAACAGCACCAGATGCAGTTGTATATCCAGCAGGTATCTTGTTAGTAGATATGGCAAATAGTGCTAATACAGTTCGTGTTTATGATAGTACAAATGGATGGCAAAACGGTGTATCTAACAATAGTGATGGCAGTGGACGCTTTGGTCGCTTTGCACAACGTGCCTATATTGCTGCAAAAATGGCGGCAGTAGCGGCAGGAGAAGACCTGCGTGATGATCAATTTACATTTAGTTTAATTGCAGCACCTAACTATCCAGAACTAACAGACGAGTTAGTTACACTAAACAGCGACCGTGGTGAAACAGCATTTATTATTGTTGACACACCAATGAACAAAACACCAACAAATGCAATTAGTTGGGTACAGAATGCAAATAGTGCAACTGAAAACGGTGAAGATGGTTTGGTAACAAAAAACACATACAGTGCAGCATATTACCCAGCAGGCCAATCAACCGAGCCAGTTGGTGGAAAAACAGTTGTTGTTCCTCCAAGTCATATGGCACTCTACACATATGCATATAATGACAACTTTAGTTTCCCATGGTTTGCACCAGCTGGGTTAACACGTGGTGTAGTGCAAAACGCAAGTGCAGTTGGCTATCTTAACAGTGAAGGCGAATTTAAAGCAGTATCACTAACACAAGGTCAACGTGACAGCATGTATCAAAACAAACTAAACCCAATTACAACATTCGTTGGACAGGGTACAGTTATTTTTGGACAGAAAACGCTTGCATCTACAACTACAGCACTTGACCGTGTTAATGTTGCACGTTTGGTTGCATACTGTCGTGAACGTTTTGATGAGATTGCTCGTCCATTCTTGTTTGAACAAAATGATGCACAAACACGTGCAAGAGCTAAACTAGTGTTTGAACGTTTCTTAGCAGACATCCTAAGCCGCAGAGGTGTAACAGACTTTGCAGTTGTATGTTACGAAACAAACAACACACCAGCACGTATTGATCGTAACGAACTATACATTGATGTAGCAATTGAACCTACAAAGTCAGTAGAATTCATCTACATTCCAATTAGAATTGTTAATACTGGTACATTATCAGCAGTTTAATAATAAAAAATTAACTATATACTTAATAGGCGCCTAGTGCGCCTATTTTTTTTCACGTAAAAATCATAAATACTATATAGCTAGTATTAGAGGAGACTAACATGGCGGTTTTAACAACATTGGGTGTGCCAGACAATTCAGGTAACACTACAACAATTATGCCAAAGCTACAATATCGCTTTAGAGTGACATTTCAAGGTGAAGCATTTAGCTCAACTCCTACAAGAAATGTAATCAGCGCAAGTAGACCAGGCTTAACACACGAGCAGATTCCACTAGATGCATACAACAGTAGAATTTATCTTGCTGGTAAACATACATGGGAACCAGTAAGCATTGTACTACGTGATGACATTGACGGTGTGACACTTCGTGAATTGAATAATCAACTTAATAGACAAGTTGACCACGCTAACCAGAGCTCATCAAGAGCGGGTGCAGGTTATAAGTTTACAACAGTAGTAGAAGCATTAGATGGCGCTAATCCAACACCAGGTGTACTAGATACATTTGAACTAAGTGGTTGCTACATTACTAACATTCAGTATGGTGATATGGCATACAGCGCAAGTGATCAAGTTCAAGTTACTGTTCAGATTCAGTATGACAATGCTGAAATTTATGATGCAGCAGGTAACGCAACACTTACAGGTACAACACCGGATCAAACAGCAGCAAACGCTACAGGTTAATAGATAATGGGTTTATCTTCTAATACTGGCTTTTTTAACCGTGCAGCAGAAATTTACGGCACCGACACTGGTGCCGTAATAACTGCAAAGCCAAGACAAAAGTACAACTTTTCAATTTTTATGACAACAGTAGGCGGCTCTTTTCAATTTGAAAAAGTGTCTGGTGTTGCATTACCAGATTATCAGTATAATGTTACAAGATTAAACCAATATAACCATCAGCGTTTTGTTACAACTAGACAGGAAATCACACCTGCAACCATAACATTTTATGATACAGTTGACAATCAATTTCAAAATTTATTAACATCATATGCTAGTTACTATTATACACAAGGATTGTCAGATTTAAATCCATCACAAATAATTAATAATGCAACCAACCCATCAGTAAATAGCCCAATGGGATTAAAAGCAGTACCTGCTAATAACAGATTTTTCTTTACTAATATAACTGTTAGAACTGAAGACAGTGGCCCTAATACTGGTAGAGCAATTGACATGGTTAATTGTATGATTACAAATGTTTCTCATGATCGTTTAGACTACAGTGATAGCCAACCAGTATTGTTTACTGCAACATTTCAGCCAGAGCATGTTAACTTTCTTACTTCTGATGCTACTGGATCTACAGATGCAGTTGGTGCAGCACAATCAATTAATACATCAGAATTATCTAATAGTGTAACAAATAGTACAGCACAAAATTCCACGACTCAAGGTTCCAATATTGTTGTAGACGGCAATGGTAATCCAGTAATAGATAGTAATGGAAACCCAGTCACATTTGGGTAATAAATACCTACATAATGGCGACAAAATTTCAACAAGGCATATATAAAATGCGTAACCCAAGTAGGTACATTGGCAAACATGCGCCAAGATACCGAAGCGGATGGGAATTGAAGTTTATGCGATTCTGTGATACGCACCCTAATGTAGTTGTATGGGCAAGTGAAAGTCATCGAATACCATATTTTAATCCTATTAAGAATAAACATACACATTATGTGCCAGACTTTTTTATAGTATACGAAGATAAAGATAAAAAAAGACATGCAGAGTTTATTGAAATTAAACCAGCCGGACAAATATTAGGAAATGCAAAAAGCACTGCACAAAAGGCACATGCTATAGTAAATGAAGCTAAATGGCAAGCTGCAAAAACATTTGCACAAAGACAAGGAGTAGGGTTCAGGGTATTAACTGAAAACGAACTGTATAATCAACCTAAAAAACCCAAAAGAAAAAGATGAGCAAAAAAATTGAAGAAGTGTTTAACATGAATCCTGTTGAAGAAGAAATTGATCAACCAATTACGACTGAAGAAACTGGATTTGATTTAGGCCGATTACAAGAAACATTAGACACAGCAGATAAAATTGATCAAGCACTTCCAGCAGTACGTGATTTAGAAGCACTTGACAAAGATATGGATCAGTATGCAGAAGAAGCAATGAAAAGTTTTCAAGACTTGATGGACTTAGGACAAAACGTAGAAGATCGTAATGCAGCAGGCATATTTGATGTAGCAAGTAAAATGATGACAAACGCCATTACTGCTAAAACAGCAAAAATGGACAAAAAACTTAAAATGATCGAAATGCAAATGCGTAAACGTAAACTTGATTTAGAAGAAAAGAAAGTTGAAATGCAAATTGCTAAAATGCAAGATGCCGATAACGATACTCCAATAGAAGGTGAAGCACAAACATTTGATCGTTCAAGTCTGCTTAATGATATCTTAGATAAAATGAAACAAAACGATAAATAACTATAAGACAGGAATAATAGTATGAAAAGTTTAAAGCAATATTTGGCAGAATCTGAGAAAACATACAACTTCAGACTACGTACTGTGGCTGCAATGTCAGATGAGCAATTAGACAAATTAGAATCGTATCTTGCGAGATACAATGTAGAGAGCGTAAGTTCTCCAAAAACAAGCATTATTCAAAAAAGTCCAGCTGGTTTTGGCGATATTGGACCAAGCGCAGTTACAACACTTGAAATTGTAACTAAGCTACCGAGTACACCAAATGTTATGCAAGAAGAAATTGCGGCAGCAACAGGCATTCATATTGGAGCAATACGTGTTTATAATGAAGGCGAGTTTGTTGAGGGTATGGAAGATTTAGAAGAAGAAAAAACGGACGAAGGTAAGAGTGTACTAGCAGATGAAAATTATAGTGATGCAGAAAAAGTAGATCACAGTGATAATTACGGCAATGAATTTGTTGCTAAGTTTGTTAAAAATTTACCAAAGTCTGAACTAGCAACAGAATATAAGGTGAAGTAAAATGGATTTAAGAGACTTAGTAACATTAGCAGGCATCGTAAACCCAGAACTTCTTGGCAAAATACAACCATCAACACCAGACTGTGGATGTGGTGGTGTTGAAGAAGAGGCTGACGGCGCAGGTTTTGACAAAGCAACAACTAGACCAGAAGAAGAAGTTATGGATGACCCATTCCAATCTATGGGTAGCGATGTGGACCTAAGTCTACGCCGTTATTTGAAAGCAAAAGGTGATCACGTAACAGTTGACGAAGATATATATCCTGATTTTACAGTTGAAGATGTAAGTGAAGCATATGGTTCATATAAAAAGAAAAAAACAAATGAAGGCCGCATGAGTGATTCAGTAATTCATGATTCAGAAACAATGACAAAAGCTGAGTTTGCTAAAAAGCATGGCAAAGAAATGGCAGATGAATATTACGAATCAACAAAAGTAGTAGAAGCATCATGTGGATGTTGTGGAAATGACCCATGTGGTTGTCCAGCAGACTGCTCATGCAAAACAAATGAGTCAACAGAAGATAAAAAGAAAGCTGACGAATCAGTTGATTATCTTAAAAAACTAGCAGGACTATAACAATGAGTAAAACATTCAAAGATTATTTACAAGAAGCTGGTGCACCAGACTATAACCCAGCAGCTGGAAAATATTCTAGCAATATGGAATACGGAATGTTTACTCCAGAAGGCGATGCTGAAGTCGAAGAGATTGTTAACGATGCGTGTGAAATGGTAAAACGTGGTACTGTTGATGCAATGGGTGCAGTTGATGCAGCACAACGAATGCTAATGGACTTAGCAGAAATGACAGATTTTGAAGAAGCAGATGATACAGATGTTCGTGATAGAGTAGCACGTGAAATCATGTCACGCTGTGATGAACTAGGGGAATCAGAAATGAATAACAAAAACGAAGCATACTCACCAGGTGACGAAAATGAACAAGGCAAGGTAAGTAATTGCTGTGGCGCACCTATTATGGATGTTTACAAAGGTCACGGTAGATGCAGTGATTGTAAAGAAATGGCATCGGCAGTTAACGAAGCAGTAGGAGATGCTGCGGCACCACTATATGACTTAATCGACGCACATGGTGCAGAAGCAGTTCTAGACGAACTAGCACGTTACTTAGACGTAGATCAAATTGAAGACTTCGTTTCAGATTATCGTAGACATCACGAAATGGATATGGACGAAGCAGCGGTTGATGAAAATGCATTTAACCAAGCGGCGGCAGCGGCGGCTCGTGCAGGCAAAGACAGTTTTGAGTTTGGTGGTAAAACACACAAAACTACAATGAACAAAACCACAGCACACAAATTAGATGATGATGTAGATTATCTTAAAAAATTAGCAGGTTTATAAGAGTTAAAACATAACCTTAATATCAGGCAATAAGGTTTACATTAGGGACTGCATTTATAAAAAATGTAGTCCCTTTTTTAAATGATAAGTATTAGTATGTCAGTAGATACAAAACTAACTAAAACCCCATATAAAAAAGAAAAGTACACTGCAGAGCAGATACAAGAACTTGCTAGGTGTACAATGGATCCACAGTACTTTATTACTGAGTATTGTTGGATTCAGCATCCTGTTAAAGGCCGTATGAAATTTGATTTGTTTGATTTTCAGCGTGGGCTGTTAGATGCGTATCATAATCACAAATACAGTATTGCACTTATTAGTAGACAAATGGGCAAGTCTACTGCGGCTGCAGCATATCTATTGTGGTATGCAATGTTTGTTTCTGATCAAACTATTCTTATTGCTGCACACAAATATAGTGGTGCTCAAGAAATTATGC